AGAATCCACTAGATTTGATTACGTCTCCAGGTGAAGTTGAGCAAGAGCAGTCCAAAGCAATTCCATAGTTGACATCCCATGTCATTGGATTACCTTTCTGTTCTTCTGTAGGATATCCAAGAAGTTTATAGACAGTTACCTGCAGTAAAACATCAACAATTGCTTTATCCGCTTGAAGAATCTCTTTTTGTATTTTTGAAGTTGATAAAACTTTGTTAAAGTTACCAAGATCTTCTAAAACTCCAAATCTTTGAATCGCATATTGAACCTTTTCTTTGATCATGTCTGCAGTTCCAGCAGGAAGAGCTAGACTTTCTGGTGTTGTTTGTGTCGATTGAGATCCAGATGTTGCGGATTGGAATAAATCTGCAACAACTAAAACATTCAATGTTACATAAACTTCTTCTGGATCTTGAACAACAACTTCAATCGATGCCATTGAATATGGACGAAGATCGTCAATAATCTGCTTTTTAGTTAGATTATTTAATTTTGTATTTGATTTTGTTTTAATCGATACAAATACTTTGCCATATACAGGAGGACTTAATGTTTCTCCTCCTGTAGCCATAACATATTTGGCATTAGGATAAATTGTTTTTACAATGTTTTCGTAGTCTTTTGTTGTTACTGCTCTGTTTTGTGCAGAATAAAATCTTGGGGCATTGAATTTAATTGATTTCAGTGTTTCTGGTTTATCTCCAAGTTGAGTTTTACTATTTAATTCCAATAGTACATCACCAGGAGAAATTTCATTTCCGTCAATATCTAGGATAGATCCGTTATAACCCATTCTACCAATATTATTGGCTTTAGGTCCATTTGTTTTGATATATTCTAAAATGATAACATTGCCATCATCTAGTGCTTTACCAATAGATCCATCACCAAAGGTTATTTCATATCTTCTATCTTCATATTCACTGACAAAATATGCTCTGCTAGTAGAGTCAAGAGTTGTAATGTTTGTAACTCTACTATATTTGTCTACAGTTGTTGATTGTTTATTCTGCTTGACATAGACATTTAAGGTATCAATATCAACCCAATCATTAGGAATAATAAATTTCTGATCAATTGTAGTATCTACGGTGTAGGTGTATGATAATAAATCTCCCTCATACACCTTAAATGGTCCTACAATAGCAATACCAGTATTACTATCTACCTCTACTGTCTTATCTTGTATAATAGAAAAACTGAATGCCTGACCGTTTAATGTACCTGTTGCAACTTGACCCTTCTTTAAAGTGATTGAACCAGGGAAATTACCAGTGATTCCTAGGCTAGTTTGCACTTGCAAGGTAACACATGCCCATGAAGCCTTTGCCGATCTGGGCAAATAATTTAGCATTCTTGCAAGACTTGCTACATTATCCCTAATTGTGGCAGTTTCAAGGAAAAGTTCGTTTAAAGCCATGTTAGCGTTAAACGAACTGTAGTAAGTATTATACGCTAAAACATCTAACAGATATGAAAGAGTAGATCCTTCAAAATCGTAATCCGTAAATTCTGGTCTAGTCCTCATGTAGGACTTAATGGATTCTCGTATTTCAGAGAAATCAATAGATGTTAGGTTAGATGGTCTCATTAACTTGAAGGTCTCTCTAGAATAAATTGACTTTGAATAATCTTAGGTTCTCCAATAATTCTATAAGTCATTTGTACCGATATCAAATCATCTGTATCTTCAACAGCTGATACGGTCATATCAAGGACATCAACCCTAGGTTCAAAATTTGTAATAGTATTTAGGATCTTATCTCTCAGTTCCATCCCAGAAAACGCATCTAGTGGTTCAAACAGCATGTTATATACGTCTGATCCAATAGAAGGATTCATTAGTTTTTCGCCAAACTTTGTGAGAATCAAATTTTTGATTGCTTGTGTAACGGCAGCTTCATCCTTCACAGTCACCAAATCATCAGTTACAGGGTTTCTATTGAAGGAAACACTCAAATCGGTGAATGATCTCGATCTTCTACTAAATAGACCGTCTATTTCGTCCATTACACAAGTACTTTTGAAGTATTTATATCACTAATGCCACCTTTCTACATAATCGTCAAACCCACCTTTACCTCCACATGGACGGGAATAACGATCTTGTGGGGGTTGGTTAGTCTTTTTTCTTAGTTTTTCTAAGTATCTATCAGCTTCTAGATCCGTAATTAAACAAACTGTACCGAAATTCTCTTTCATGATGCTTGGAATACGGTCTGGATTTGGATTTTTTGCCATCTGTTTTCTCCATAAGGGTTAAACAGAACTTTTTACGGGGTTGCTATCCCGATTTTTTAACAAAAAAAGCGAAATTTAGCTAAATGCCAAATTTCGCTTACATATTTACATTATTTTCCTTGACCTCGGTACTTTTTGCGAGCTCCATTACGACTTGATGCTGCGTATTTTGTCCCCAAACCTCTTCCTTGACGTGATTTTTTGGGTGGTCCAGGAATATAACTAGATTTTGTTAGCGATCCTTTTGATTTTGCCATATTTTTCTCCCTAGGAAAGTCATATTATAGCACATTTTTGCCTTAACCACCAGTTCCTGCCATCACATTAGTGGAACCTGTTGAAATTAGTGACAAACATGGCGGTCCTAAAGCATCTCCGACCACCGCTAGAGGTTTTCCACAGACTAAAACGGTTTTTGCACTAGCAATTACCTTTCTATCATGACCAGCTCCGCCATTTTTCTTATCTTCAGCAGTAAGTTCACCACACGGTAATGGTTTTATATCCAATCTCGCACAACTATCGCCACTAGTACATAGTCTAGTAACTTGATTTGTGCATGATGCTGGATGTAAAGTTAAAATATCAGCATCCAGCAACGGAATTTGACCATTAATCAATACCGTTCTTGGAGTGGCTGTCAGTAACATAGTATTATAAGGAGGCCATAAACATGTAGCATCTTTTGTTGCAAGTGGATATGTAGGAACTGGAGATGGTGTTGTAAATGGTAGATTACATGGAGGTAATGCAAAGTGAATATGTGCTGCAACACAAGTCCCGTGTCCAGAACATGTTCCTGCAACAGTAGCAGCAAGACCAACTACAGATTTGATTCCTAATGCTGGCATATCAATATCCCTCCTCTGGCACGGTTTGTGAAATTCCAGAGTCTATAGTTTGACCATTAATAGTATAAGTATAATTTCCTGGCATTTCAACTCCTTCTGAAGTTTCTACTGAAACAGCATCCTCAGTAATATATATCTCTTCTTCTCCAGAGTCCCCATACTCTCTACCACAAATAAAATCATATGGATTTCCATATGCGGCCACAGTTTGGGCCCATAAATTAGTCTCATTTGTCAAACTGTGGTAGATTAATAATCTACCAGCAACTTCATAACTTCTACAACCATCTGGATACTCTGTGTTACTTGGTTGATACCCAGTAAAACTTCTAAGAGATCCTAACCTAGCAAAGTGAGTTCCTCCAGTGTATCCAGTGTTACCAAATGGAACAGCATATGTAGTATTATTATAAGTTGTTGAATTATAACCACCTGTAGATTGTTCATACCAAGCAGCAGATGGAAGACCATAAACATTTACACAATATGCGTCTTCAACATCTAAAGTGTTATCACCAAATTGTGATCGAAGAGAATTTCTTAGAGATATTAGTGTTGGATTGTCCTCAAGACATTTTTTGCATACAGTCAAATCAGGATTGTTTGGATCTGGTCTATTTTTAATTACTCCCAATCTAAGTGTAATGGTTGTCCAAGGCCTTGGATCTGGACAAAATCTTCTCATCAAATAAATTTCACTATCTGTTCGGCAAGGTAAATTAAAGAATGATTGTTTTGTAATCCTCATTTCAGTATTATTCCAAGTGCCAATTCGATTAGATTCTAAATCTCTTTGCCACATTTCATCTAAGGTATCAGATAAACTCTTTTCCTGAGCATCCAAAATAGTAGGAATTGTGTTTATATACTTACCAGTATCTTTCCTAGTAACTATAGATTCACTTTGTTTATATGCTTTTGAATCCAACGCATAAGGTGTTCCTGCACCCATACGTCTTGTGAAATCTTTGAACTCTTTTGAGTAACTGACGTTTCCTTGAGACTCTGATGGTGGGGATAGAATAACACTACTTATAGAAGATGCAGATGAAAACTCTGAATAAGATTTTTTTGCTTGAGGATCTTTATTTGCATTACTTGGTAATGACGATGGACCCAATCCCGCAGGTTCTCTTTGGTCTGGTATTTTTCCATATTTGTCACCTGCCTTATCTGCCTGAGTTACATAAGAATTGATGAGACTAGATTGATTCGTTGATAACAATTTTGGATTTGGTGCTACAATATTATCAGATGTTTTTGATTTGATTTGAGTTACATTTTTATTATTTTTTGTGGATCCACCTGGTTTGAAACTTTGAATAAATGCTTTATCAACACCTCTGTCTTCATATCTAGTTTGACGTTTCGTATCAGCAAGAGTCATTGTTTCAATGTCTACTCTTTTTGTATCAAAACTAATCTCTTTACTAGTTTCTTCCGTTAAATTTTTATAA